CAGGCTACTGCCTTAGAGATCTGGACACAAAAGCAGAAGCTCAAGGAGATGAGAGAAGAGCTAAAGGAATACATCTCTTTTGTTTATGGACCGTCATCTTGGAAAGAGATAGTAAGAATAGAAGGCGAACAACGTAAGGCACAAAGAGATGCGGTATACGCACAAAAAGAGTTTATAGATAACTGTATTAATGGTGTAATAATAACTCTTATGGTACTAGCAGGTGTAGGTGCATTGATAGTTGTTCTGTACTTAATAGGTGCTAAACAAGGCAAGTGGTAAATAAAAAGAAAGTTAAAAGACATGGCAAAATTTTTAGTTAGTGCTGGTGGATCTGGAGGGTCTTGGACAGGAGAGCATGGGTCTACTATAGGTAAATCTTATGGCTCTGAAGCAGAAGCTGAAGCAGCAGAAGCTAAGGCTAAAAAGGTTTCAGGCTATGCTGAAGGTGGAGACACCACAAAACTAAATAGTCAGTTAACAGCTGCAAAACAAAATCTTATTAAACAACAAACTTTGTTAGCTAATGAACAAGCTCAAACTGCTAAAATGGTTGCTGAAGGATTGCCAGTTAATGTTGATGGAACTAATGCTGCTCAACAAAAAGTAACTGACGCCCAGAATAAAGTCAATGAATTACAAGGAGAGCTTTCTAATATAGTACAAGGTGCAGTAAGACAAAAAACTGCAGATGCAATAGTTGATCCTGCATCATTAACGACAGATCAAACCGTAGATAAAATTACTCCTACTAGTGATCAGCTTATTACTACTGGTACAGGAGAATTAGGCCCTGCACCTCAAGGTACTGTCACTAAAGTAGGAGATGCAGATCAAGCTATTACTCCTGATGCTATTACTACATCTAAAGCAGAAGTTGATACGTCTAAGTCTGAAGTACAAACTGAAGTAGATAAGACACAAGCTGCTCAAGGTACACTTTCAGAAGGGTCTACCTTTGAGGGTGTAACTATGGAGCCTACTGACACTGCAGTAGGTAACGTAAAAGCAGCACAAGGTAGTAGTATTGTAATGAATAACCCTGTCACTAGGGAAATTCAAGAAGGGGAAATTATTTCTGGCTCAGCTGATGCTGTTAAGGCTGCTGCTTTTACAGAGCAAGTGCAAGCTGCAGAGGCTACACCTTCAGAGAAAGCTACTGTAAAAGGTCAACTTGATGGCTTGATGGCAGACTTTGAAGAAGGGGCTACACCTGCGTGGGCTGCAGGAGCATTGCGTAATGCTACAGCTGCAATGACTGCTCGTGGTTTAGGTGCTTCATCTATGGCAGGACAAGCACTTGTACAAGCTGCAATGGAAGCTGCACTACCTATAGCTGCTGCAGATGCACAGACTGTAGCTGGCTTTGAGATGGCTAACTTGTCAAACAGACAACAACGTGCCATGCTTGCAGCTGAACAACGTGCTGCATTTATGGGTCAGGAATTTGATCAAAACTTCCAAGCTAAAGTTCAAAACGCATCTCGTATTGCTGACGTTGCCAACATGAACTTTACTGCTGAACAACAGGTAGCACTAGAGAACTCTCGTAACGCTAATACAGTTAACATGGCTAATCTAAATAACCGTCAAGCTATGGTAATGGCTGAAGCATCCGCTATAGCTAACCTAGAGTTATCTAACTTATCTAATCAGCAACAAGCTGCAGCACAGAATGCTCAGTCTTTCTTACAGATGGATATGTCTAACTTGTCTAACAGACAACAAACAGAAATCTTTAAGTCTCAGAGTATGATCCAATCTATTCTTACTGACACAGCAGCACAGAATGCAGCAAATCAATTTAACGCTACTAGTGAAAATCAAACTAATCAATTCATGGCTAATATGAAATCACAAGTAGAACAATTTAATGTAAGTCAGTCTAATGCTATGGCTCAGTTTGATGCTGATGCTACAAATGCTATGACTAAGTTTAATACAGATGTAATAAATCAGAGAGATCAATTCAACGCAACTAATCAACTTGTGATTGCACAAGCAAATGCATCTTGGAGACAGAAGGTAGCGACTACAAATAGTGCTGCACAGAATATAGCTAACGCTGAGTCTGCTAAAACAGCTAATGCTTTTACTGCATCTACAATAGATCAGATCTGGCAGCGTGAGCGTGACATGATGTCTATGGCATGGAAGTCAGCAGAAAGCTCATCAGATAGAGCTAATAACATTATTATGTCGCAGATGGGTATAACTGCTCAAAAGGAGGCGATTGATGCACAGATTGCAGCAGATAATCAGGCTGCTATTGGTGGTTTGTTTGGTAAGCTTCTTTTCCACGGAATCACTGGCGGTGCTGGGGCAGCAGTATAACAACAGCAAAGATAAGGTATTAAATATGTCATTTGGCAGTACAAAATATAATAGAGATACATTAGCAAAAGAAATATTAGCTGAAGCTGAAGTAGATTCTGTTAATACAGATACAAGCGATGGTGTGCAATCTGTAAGGGGTACTTTAGCAGAAACAAAGAAAATTGTTGATGGTATGCGTAGTAGATCTTTAGGTGCAAGACAAGAATTTAATGAAGATACTAAAACTAAAGATGATATAAAAGTTGCTGATATAGGTAAAGGTTGGCTTGGTGCTTTGTTAGTAGATGAAGAATCTAAAATTCAAGGTGGTACGGAAGAAGATTGGAGATCCACTTTTGAAAGATATATTCCACCTAAAGAAATTGATGTCCTTACTCAAGGGTTAATGACTAAGCCTGAAATAAAGACTGAGTATACTCCAGAGGAAACACCAACCCAAGACATGTTAGATCGTATTGCTTTTGGGGAAGGTGCTAATCCTGATGGTTTTGCTTTACAAAAAAAGAATGGTTTACCTGCAAATGAATATGAGTTAGTGTATGGGCATGGTAAGTTTGTTAAACCTAATAAACCTTTAAGAGAAATGACATTAGCTGAAGTAGAAGAGTATCAAATAGATTTAATTAATGCAACCAAAGGAAAAATACCAAATACTAAATTGGGTTCAAGTGCTGTAGGTAAATATCAAGTACTTAAAGATTCTTTATTTGGTCCTAATGGCACTGCTGAAAAACCACAGAAAGGTTATTGGGCAGAAAAATTAGGTCTTACAAAAGATACTGTATATACAGCAGAAGTACAAGAGCGTATAGGAAGACTAGCTCTTAAAGAAGCAGGATTTGATAACTGGATGAAACGTGAAAAGTCAGAAGAAGATTTACTACAAAGAATAGCTGACATATGGTCTTCTGTTGAGGGTAGTGAAGCAGGTCAAGGCACACCTAAAACTTTAAAATCGGATCTTATGCCTATGATAAATAAACTTCGTGATTCTAGACCTGCTAAACTACGTGGAGATAAGTAATGTTTGGCTTACCTTTAGAATTAATCACTATGCTTTTCTCTACCATCTTAGGTGGAGTCATGTCTATATGGGGTCAGTCTAACAAGACTAAGGCTGAACAGAATAAAATGCTTTTAGCTAGGGCTAACTTCAAAGCAGAGCAAGTTAACGCTGCTCGTAACGCAGGTAAGAACGATTCACACTTTGCTTGGACACGTAGACTTATAGCATTATCTGCTGTAGGATCAATTATTGTCTTGCCAAAGGTAGTGGCAGTGTGGTATCCTGAAGTAAGCGTTATTGTAGGCTACACAGAAGTGCAAGGTGGCTTTGCAAATTGGTTGTTTGGCCCTGAAGAAGCAATACAATGGAAGTCAGCTAATGGTTTCGTAATAACACCACTAGATACACATATAGTATCAGCAATCGTTGGTCTGTACTTCGGTGCAGGTTTCACAAAATAGTAAGGTAAAGTAATATGGCAATGATGGCACCCATACCCGGACAATCTCTAACAGATGAACCAAGTAACTTTGCTTGGGAAAGACCTCCTGAGATTACTGATCCTAATGAAGCAGTTGTTTTTCACTTAGATCGTTTGTCTGAAGAACCTGTCATGGAGTCTGTGCTTTTTCTTATGGAGTTTGGTTATCCTACAGATGTTCTTACACGAAGTATGCTTACAGCTGCAGTAGGTGAAGGTATACATTCTATTGATGTTAGCCTAATAGTTGCCCCTGTAATTGAGGAAGAGCTAGGCTATATGGCTCGTACTGCAGGAATAGAATACAAAGATACTTTTGCTAATGATAAGACTGATGATGAGCTACAAGAAGAAAGACTGCGTATACTAATCTCTAAGAAGTTAAGTGATAGCTTAGGTAAAGGTGATAATGAGTTTACACGTACTGCTTTAAGTGCAATGGGTTCATCTGGTGAGGATGACTTAGAGGCAATGCAAGCTGATATAACACCTGCACAAGAACAAGAGCAGCAAGATCTTATGGACTCAGGCGTAGAAGTAGATGAAGAAGATGTCACAACAACAGATTTACCTAAAGTAGATATGCTTGCTGAAGAAAATATTGTAAATAAAGAACCCATGCCTAGCGGTAAAGGTCTAATGAGTAGGAGTGTTTAAATGGCTATGAGTTTTGCTGCAGGTGTTGCACAAGGTTTTGGCGATGCATTAGATGATCGCATAAAATACGTTAGAGATCGAAGAGCTAAGACCAGAGATTACCTTATGACATATGGTACACAATCTGTGTTAAAATCTAAAGAAGAAGCAAACAAAGTTATTGGTATAGGAGCACGACTTGAAGCTTTAAATTTTCCTATAGAGGATATTAACTATCTTGTAGATACTTCAGGTCCAGCATCTTTGGCTGCAGTTTATGAACAAGTTAAGAGATTTGAAAGTGACCCTAGTAAATTAACACCTTCTATTATTAAGCAAGTAATGCAAAGAACAAAAGATTATAAGCCCTCTGGTACATCATATCAGGATATGGTTACAAAAGCTTTTGGTTTGGTTGCTACAAATATGACAGATGATCCAGTGCAAAATGAGAGCAATGCATTTCTTGCAGCTATGGGCTTAGATCCTAAAGCAGGTGGCGGTGAAACATATATAGATAACTATACTGAGAGTGACATAAGACGTATCATGGGTACACCTGCACCTAGTTTAACTTCTCCTCTATCTGTAGACTTTGGTTCCTTACCTAAAGTGTATTCACCTAATGCATATCAACAGTTAGCAAATACTGCTATTTCACAAATAAAAGAGTTTGCTAAAGAAGATTTTAATAAAATGAAAGGTAGCATGGATGATCTTAAAGATCTAAAAGGTGCTGATAAGACAGATTATCTTTTAAACAAAGACCAATTAGAAAGAGCTATTGCTAATAATAAAACTGCAGAGATGTTACGCCTTTCAAGCACGGCACGAAACTATTTGTTAAACCTCGATCAGCGAACTCAATCAGGTTTGAGTGACAATGATTTCTTTTTAGCGTCAGTTCCTAATTTCTTCTCTAGTGAAACAACTAAAAGAGAAGGTCCAAAACCTAAAAATATAACTAATACAGATGCTATTACTACTTCCGACTTTGATTATTTAAAAAGCGGTTATAATAGAATTACTGCAAAATATGGCGATGTTGTTCCTTCTTTAGAAGAATTGCAAAGAGATCATTCATATAGTACAGAGGTTGAAGGCTTAGAATCTAATTCTAATTTCTTTATAAATAAATCAACTAATAAGATACACGTATCTAGTAGGTTTAATCCTACTGTTAACAAAATAAATAAAACTGAACCAACTGACTTAACAGAACAGATGTTATCTTTAGATGTTCCTGATACTGTCAAAGGTAATCCTACCCTTTCTAATTGGGATGCTTTATCTACTAATGCATTGTCAGACTTAGACAGAGAACAAAAGAATGACGTAACTACTAGCAGAGAAGTTAAGAAAGCTGATACTCTTGCTTTGTCATCAGCCCTTGATAGTGTAAAAGAATATCTTGAAGCTGATGCTAAAGGACTTAGTAATGAAGCTCTTGAAGCAAAAGCACTTGAGATGACTTCAAAGATTATGACTGCACCTGAAGATGTACAGGCTGTAGTTATGGGTTTAATTCAAGACTTAGAAGATAATAAAATTCCTGAAGAAAAAGAGAGTTTAATAGATAAAGGTTTAAGTTTTTTAAAGAGAGTAATTCCTAAGAAAAAAGAAGAAACAATATTAGGATCTAATGACCCTGCAGACGTAGTTGCTATGGGAAAGATACCTTACACAGAACTTCAGACTATTGCGCCTCCGCCTTCTAGAACTGAGCTTATAGAAAAATTAAAAGAAGCTCAGAATGCTGAGGCACCTCCAGAAGAAACAAGGTTATTAAAAGAACAACTTATTAAGTTAGATAAAGAACCACCTTTTACTGAGTTTGTGTCTTTTGATAACATAAAGAATGAATTAAAGTTAGGCAATCTTAAAGATGGTGACGTAATTAAATTTCGTACAGAGTATTTCGTAGTAAATCAACAAGGCCTGTCTGGACCTATTGGCAAAGTAGACTTAATTAGGAACTGATAAAACTAATGGCTAATTATTCACTTGAAACATTTGGTGGTTCTGAAGAAGATAAAGATGTAATGGTAAAACCTTACAGTCTTGAAACATTTGGTGGTTCTGAAGAAGATAAAGATGTAATGGTAAAACCTTACAGTCTTGAAACATTTGGTGGTTCTGAAGAAGATGAAAAAGATACTGCTACACGACAGACATTACAATCATTACCTGATGCTCAAACTATCAATGACCTAATGACTGACAACAACTTCGCTGTAGTTGGACAGTACATGGATCAACGTTTTGGTATGCAAGAGGCTAGGCATGGGCGTCAGAAGATTGTGGATTCATTCGTCAACCACATGCGTAAGTTTAACTTTGGTCAATCTGTAACTACAGGGACAGAGTTAGCCTATCTTAGTACAGATGATGAGGCTAAGAAGATAGCAGCAGGTCAAGCATATAAACTTTTTGATAGCATGAAGGGTGCTTTCTCTAAGGAGTACACGTTTGCTCAAAAGGCTGACGCTGTGTACGACTACGGGCGTGCTCTTGTTGTAGACCCTATTAACTTAGTATCTTTAGGTTTCGGTAAACTTGTTTCGGGAGGAGCTACTAAGATTGCAGCAGGTCTTGCTAAAGAAACAGTAAAGAAACTTGTAACAGAAGCAGCAGCTAAAAAAGGCATAAGTAAAAAAGTCCTTGAAGGTGGACTTACTAAAGCCATGCAAGTAGAAGCTAATCAAATTGAGCAAAGAGTAATAGGTCAGATACTTAAGGGCCAAGCTGTTGAAGGTGTTGCAGAAGGTGCCTTTAAAGAGGGCCTAAAGACAATGACACGAAAAGAAATACTAAGCACTGCAGCGTTTGATAGTGCTGCAGCTGTTACTGTAGATACAGTGTACCAGAAAGCTCGTATGCAATCAGGCATTCAAGACAACTACAGTGTACTACAAGGTGCTCTTACTGGTACAGCAGGTGTATTTGGTGGGTCACTAGCTTATGGTCTTAGCTTACTTAACAAGGCACCTCACAGTGAGGCAAGTCTACCTTTATTTATGCACGCATTTGATAATGCAGCTGTAACAGAGAAAGCTGTAAACACTTTAGCAAGACAAGAACGTAAAAAGAGCAACAAAGAAATTATTAAGAATATGAACTATAATGAATTTCAAAAAGCTCTTAGTAAAAGCACTGCTGCTGCAGCCAAATGGACAGCTAAAGTAAACAAAGGCGATAAGCTAAGGAGATTGTCAGACGAATCAGCCCCTGACCCACGTAGAGATGAGTTTCTTAGTGCTTTCTTTTTTGGTGTAAGAGATGGAGATGATATATTTAAGGGGATCAAAGATATTTTTGATGACTTTGAGATTAAATTATCTAATGAAGATGATCAATGGAAAAACTTTACAGACTTCTTAACTGATGCCATAGAAGCTCTACCTAAAGAAGCAAAGACAGAAGTTAATTCTTTGTACAAGCTTACTCTTAAGAAGGTGCCAGAGTTTAGCAACTATGGTTTAAACAGAGGCTTAAGTGAATTAGCTAGTATAGCTAGTCAAGCTGGTAGAGAACTACAAACTATTTCAAAACTAAGTCAAAGTTTAAGATTAGCTAGTGGTCAGACTCCTATACAAAAGTTTAATGAGGTTATAGAAGATACTCTTGATGTGCCTGACCCTACAGCAGCAGAAAAACTACGTGCTGGAATTATAGATGGTGCTGGTACAATGCAGCAAAACTTAATTCGTATGTTGATTACACATCCCGGTACAACTGCGCTCAACCTTGTTGGCTGGGCTACTGCTTCTCAAATGTCATCTGTAAGTGATATTTTAAGAGGTGCATTATACGGAGGTCGTGCACTAGGTGAGTTGGCTATTGGACGTACTACTAAAGCAACAGATTTTGCTAAAAAGTCAAAGCTTATGCTTACCCTTCAACGTCAAAAATCTATAAACTTAGTAAGTCCGTATGCTACACGCCAAGCAGCGTTCTCTTTTCTTGCAGCTAACCCTAAAGCTCAAAGAGAATTATTTCGCTACATGTCTGGCGGAATTGAGCTTGATGACGTATACAAAAACTTAGGGTTTAAGCTAGACGATATTAATAAACCCGGTGCAATAGAAAAAGTTATGGACTTTGCTCAGACTATGTATGGTGTTAAGGCACAGGATTTGTTTACTAAGTCACAAGAGTTTATGTATGCCTTAGACAAACAGATACGTATAAAATATGGCATGACGTACAAGGAGTTCTTACAAGACCCTAATTTATTTAAATTAATGAAAGGTGATGATTACGTTAAAGTACAAGCTGTTGCTGTAGAAGATGCGCTGCGTAATGTATATGCTAAGTCATATGGAGGAGATCGTAGCAAAGCACCAAAAGGTCTTGAATACTTTACACGTGCCATAGAAGATATACGTAAGGTTCCTGTCTTTGGTGCTATGATTCCATTTGGTCAGTTCTTTAACAACACTCTTGGTCACATGTTGGACTATACTCCTATAAGTTTAGTTCATAAATATGTAGCTGGTACTAGTCGTGATCCTTTAGATTTACTCGTTAAAGCTTCAGTAGGCGTGTCTTTTATTGGTGTCACAACTGCTCGTGAATACAAGAATATGGAAGAAGGCTTAGCTTTATTTGATGAGCGTGGCAGCGATGGTGCAATACGTAACCGTATGTATGACTTTCCTTACAGCTACTACAAAGCTATGGGGCGTCTAGGTGCACACGTAGCTAGAGATGGGGCAGTTCCCCCTGAGATGTGGAGAGAAGTTGTATCTGTGTTTGGCTTAAAGAATCTTACTAGACAGTTAGGTGATACAGCTAAGATGTCATATGATTTGTTTGCAGATATTGCAACAGGAGAGGATGTTGCAGTTAGAGATGGCCTAGTTAAAGTTGTACAAGATGCAGGTTCTATGTATCTAAGTGCTTACTCAAGGCCTCTTGATCCTGTTAATCAGATCATTGCTCTAGGTAGAGGTGAAGACTTCACACCTATTGATCGTAAGCAAGGCTCAGAGTTTATAAACAAATCTGCTAGGTATGTAGATCAGATCTTTACCTTATTGAGTGGAGAGGAGTTAGCACCAGAAAAGTTTAGTGCAGTAACTGATACTCCTGCAATGGCACCCATAGGTAGGATCTTTGGTTATCGTGAGGTTCCGGGTCAAACATCTACTCAACGTATGTTTAATGAAATAGGTAAACCTCAGTGGCGTACCAACATTAAGTCTTTTATTCCTGAAGTACGAAATGATCTTAATAGATATATAAATTTATTCCTAGAATTTGAAGCTGAGAATACAGTAAATAGTCCTGCATGGAGAGATGGTGACGTAGGATCACGGACTAAGATGTTTAATGGTGCTCTTGAAAGAGCTAAGAAATCTACTATAAATGTTCTTGAGAATAGCATTGACCCTAAAGATAAACGAACTCTCAAACTTTATAACTTAAGTAAGGGAGTATCTGGATCTTCTAAGGCTGACTTAGAAAGAGCATTAGTAGCATTAAATATAGATATGGAAATTACAGATTTAGATGAGAACCAATTAGACTTTTTAACTATGTACATACAGCTTCAAAGAGAAGAGTCACAGAAATATAAAGACCTGTTAAAATAAAAGAAGGGCAACGTTAAGCTGCCCCTCCTTAGTTTTATTTAATACCATACTTATCTGCAGTGTGTTTAATCCATAGTAGTGTGGTAGTAAGATGTTGTTTAGCTATACCTAACTCTTCTGTATCTAATAGATTACTATTTATGTATTCTTCTATCCAAGTAAAGTGATCTAGTAAACCTTCTTCAAACACCTGCCTCTTTTTATCTATGTGATCTTGTGCTTCTTGTTCTAGTTTCACAATGCTTTTACCTACCTATTATACTGGTGGCATAGTTACAAATAATGTAGTGATATAATCTACAGTGTTTGATGCAACACCTAAAGCTACAAACATTTTTAAAGATACTACGACTAATGTTTCTACCATATTATTTCCTTTAAGTTAAGTCTACAATTTCACAGCTATCACCAGAACACGCTAGTGTCTGACTACCTGCTGTATTATCTTCTTTCTCATAGTCAGCAAGACTATCCCAATCAATTTTATCAGGCATACTTGACAGTAGTGTTTTGTATTCTTCTTCACTACAATCCTGATAAGGTGCTTGTTGATAGGTATGCTCATTGAATGGCAAGAAAGAAACACCACTCATTTCATCAAAGTGTTTATACACGAATGCACCCACTTCAAACCACTCATCAGATCTAACGTTGATGGTTACACTAGGTTTGTGCTCACACCAATGCCTCTGATAAGATAGCCACATCTCTAGTTGTTGAATAGCTGTAGTATCTTTTGTACATACAGCACCCTCTGGAGATTTTTGAGGAAAGCTAAACACTACAGTTGTGTCAGGCTTCATTACACAAGGCTCATTAGGTATGCCTTGCTCTTTCATAAACTGAGTTAGAGGGTCTTTAACATCACCCCTGACAGTACGAATATAGTAGGGGGAATGACGAGAGTGAATCCCACTGCTAGATGACACCAGTTGTGATACGGTTCCAGACGGTTTGACACAACTGATAGCAGTAGAAGTAGGGATGCCAAGCCGTTCAGCCCACTCAGCATTAGTAGTGACAGCAATAGAACGTAAGTGCTCAAGAGTTTTCTCCAATCCAGAGTTAGCTTTAGTAAGTAAAGGGTTATCCATTATCCCTGTGAGTGACACACCCAACAGGCGTTCTTCTTCTGTATTTCGCACCCACAATTTTCGCAAGTACGGGAACTTGGTGTAGGTAGATTGTACTGTACCCAAGATCGTAGCAAAACGAACTTTCTTTTCAAGGTCTTGAATATTATCTGTTGCACGTACTACTACCTCTGTTAAGTTACACACTTGCCCACTGCGTAGAATTATCTCACTGCAAGGATTAGTTCCAAACTCTTGGTCAGGGTCACGCCTCCCATTCTTAGCTGCTTGTTTCTTAGCTGCTTCACGGTTGAAGATACCACGCTCACCTGAACCTGATTCCACCAAAGCCATCCACTCACGCATGAAAGACAAACTGTCCGGCTTCTCACCGTATGCAACTGAGTTGTTAGCTAGGGCACGTTGTGGTTCGTTCTCCCACCAGTTACCTGACTTAGCGTGACGCATACGATCATCAGATAGATTTGACAAACTGATCATAGCACTGCGTCTTACACCACCCACGACTACGACTTCACCTATCTTACACATTATGTCGTGACACTCTATGCTAGACAAACGACGCACTTGTGCATCTTTAAATGTTTTAACTACAAAGTTAAATAGATCTACTAGAGGCGCAGGACCACTAGCTCTACCACCAAATGTCTTAAGTCTAGCACCTGCAGGACGTATCCTGCTAACATCCCACGTAGGTATTTCTCCACTGTACAAGAGAGCAATAAGTTGACGTAAGGCTTTAGACCATCCTTCCTTACTGTCTTTAACTACGATGTTAGTTTCACTATCAAACAACACAGGTACGTCTGGTAGCTTCTGGACGTACTGTCTTTCTACTGAGAAGCCTACCCCTGTTCCACACATAAGCACATGCATTGCTTCATCAAAAGCTACAATGTTATCCACGGCTATGTATGAACAGTTGTACATAGAAATGTTATCTCGTGTTGCGGCAGGACCAGCAGTCATTAAGCTTCGCATTGATGGCATCACCTCAAGACCTAAGATAGCTTGCTCTATGTCTTTTATGTATGTATCATTGCCAGCTACAGGACGTACAACGTTGTCCATGTAACGTGATACAGTCTCTTCCCATGTCTCTCGACGTTTCTCTTTATCTAGCCAACGTGCATAGCGTGACTTATGTATAAACGTTTGGTAGTCTGTAGGTAATGAATTACTCATCTGTTATCCCCTGATCCTTGCAATACGCCACGCTTTTGACGGCTATCTAATTTTTCTATATTCATTTCAGCTACTGTTTGTAGGCTAGATCCATAAAAATTAGACAAAGCAGCAACATAAAATAGAACATCTCCTAATTCTTTTAGTATACCTTTATCATCTAGTACAGCCCCATCCCTAAAACTTTTCTTTAACTTTTCTGCTATCTCTCCAGCTTCTCCTACAAGACCAAGAGTGTTTTCTATCTGTCGTGTCTGTCCTTTAGTTAATATCTTACCTTCTACCCACTGGCTGTAAGCAGCAAGATCATTCTTTGGCGTACCATCCTCATTAAATATATCATAGTAGGGATCATAGTCTGGCTTCATGTATATCTTTCCTTTATTAAAATGTTATGTATTGCAACATCATCTATATCATAGAATGTATTTCTTACAAGATCACTAATGTCTTCTGTGTGTGCGTCATCATATGATCCTAGTATATTATTATCTTCATCTATCTGAAGTATAAAAGTTACACTAAAAGTTTTAACTTTCATCTGTGCTTCTCCGCTAGAGCCTCATTCATTTTATTCAAGTACCATGCAGCTTTCTTCATATCTTCAGCAGGTTTTTGCTTATAGGCATAGCGGTGCTGATACTTAATCATGTTACCATGACAGTACGCAATAAAACCATCTAAGCCTACCACTTGCCTGATATAATCAATACACTCTATACCTCCCATATTGTAATGAGCAGGGCGATCTACAGGATCAAATTCAGTCATGCGTTACCTTTCGTTTTTGTGTAAGCGTTGAAGTTTATTATCTCGCCATTACGTCTTTGTACAGTTTTGTCTTTATTGATAAGCTTATTTGCTTCTTGAAGTAACAGTTGATTTCTATGATCATTAACTCTGTCCATCAACTCTCCATCCTTTTCCATTAAGTCTAAGAAAGCACTGCATAAAGTAGCAACATAAATTAAATCTTGAAGTACATCTGTAGAGTAACAGAAGTTGTCACCTACTGCTACTCCTGTAGCTACACTACCATCCCAATCGTCTAGATTATCATTGCTTGTAGGTTTTATAATAAAAGCAACTTCATCTTCCGCTAATTCATATGGCATATTAATCTCTCCTTTCTGTCTTTAATGGTATTATTCTTTTTCGAGTAGCAGTCCCTTCTTCTTTAAGCCACTCTTCTGGTATAACTCTGTTTGCCCACAAGAATCCTTTCTTCTCACACCACTGTGCATATGTAGTTTTAGAACCTTTATATAATTTAGATCTAGCGTTACTAAATACAAATCTAATATCTAATTCAGGATGTTGTCTACGAACTTCTATATGCTTGTGCCTATCTTCAGAATCAAATTGTCCTTTGGTTTCAATAAGTATCCCATTGTCTAGCTGAAAGTCAGGAGTGTAAGTACGATAACGTAAGTCTTCCCACTCTATCTTCAGCTGTTCATACCTGACAATCTTCTGGCATTTAGACAGTACAAGAGCAGTACTTTTTTCAAGCCCACTCCTGTACTTTCTTTTAGAATGATACCGTTTATGCGGCTTCATTGTCTGGCTCAGAGCTACTCTCAAGAGAAGCCTTAAGTTCTTTTACTAAGCTGTTACCAGAATTAGATACGCATCTCCATTGATACTCTAATTGCTGCTTAATAGATCCGTTGAATTGAATCTCATTTAACATAGCAACTTCTTTTTCTGTAAAGTCTTCTGTATCATATTCTATTTCGTCTAGTGTAATTTTAGCCATTCTTATTCATCCTTCTACGTGAACATATTCTACTAGTGGTGGTGCCTTAGTTCCTGTGTAAACTTTAGAGGGTAGCTCTTGTAACTCAGGCCAGCACTTCTTCTTGTGACTACACCATGAGCATGTCTTGCATAGCTTCATGTTGCCACTTGCTTTCTTTCTAAACGTTTCTGGTTCAGCTTTAAAGCAACGCTCAAAGGGTTCATCATTATTAATATAATTAACTGTACCTTCGATTGTTTCCATTATCTCCTCTACATTAGCTGTTTCAGCTGTTACATATTTAAATTGCCCATTTACTTTATTGATTACCCACCAGCCGCCAACTTCTTTATCAGCAGCTTTAGCATAACCTACAAGTTGTGATACATAACCAAAGTCATCAGAGTAAGCTAGAGAATCATAACTAGAAAACTTGTTGTCATAACCGTAGGGTGTAGTTGATTTAACATCATCCACCTTACCATTCAACACCATGTCGTACTCACCTTTAATAGTATCAGCACCAACTTTTAGTTCAACTTTATTGTTGTCTTCAAAGCTAACTCCAGCAGCACGTAGTATGCCTTTGAATATAGCTTCAGTCCAATCACCCATCAACATATTTAACATAAAAGAAGTAGGCTTCTGTACGTCAGTCTCAGGGTAGTTCTTGTCGAACCAAAGTTGGCACCTTGGGCGTCCAATGTTTGACATACGTAAACGAAACTCTTCACGTGGCCCACCATTGAACTGTTTATTAAGTGCAGCAGCCACATCAGTGGCTACTTGCTGTATTACTTCTTCACTCATACTTGCCTTGCCATTAATAGCTGACCGCAAGAATGCGTGTACTGATAGCTCAGCAGGATGAATCATCCCTCAAACTCTTTCACTTCTACAAGTGAACCAACTAGATCCGCTTCTTGTTGTGAGATATTTCCAGCAGCTGCTTCTTCATGCTTACCTTCTATCCAAGAGTTAGTACCAGAGATCCAATCCATGAAGTCCTGAAGGGTCTGACTATCGCTCTCACCATAAGATACTTGCTCACCTAATGCAGGTACAATGATAGCGTACTTACCACCAGAAGGAAGATCACGTTTAGCACTACCTAATTTTATAGTATGCTCAACAGGAGTTAACTTCTTACTCATAATCTGATTGATAGCTGCATCCATAGATTTCATAGACTCGCTGTTTTTGATGTCCATTACAAATGGTATTTCTTCATCTAGATTACTGATAGAATTTCCTAGATCATCAGTAGGCTTATCTAATTTTACAACACCAAGCAATACACGAACTCTTTTAACTCCACGTATTATTGTTTTCATTTCTTCAGGCAAAGATTGAAAGTCTTTAATATAACCTGAAGGTCTGCCTAAATTAAACTTACCTGTTGTATCTTTAAGATCTACATTAAGGCTAGTAGATAGTAATGTTTTATCCATAGACTTTGTTTCAGCATCCCACCTCTGCCATTGATGACGTTGTGAAAAGATACGTGTTGATAGTGTCTTACTATAAACAATCTCTCCATCAGGCATGGTAATCTTATACGCACCTACAGGAACTTTAATGTGCTCATCCCCTTCAGCATCTGTCTGCGTAAGAGCAGAATGTATTTGATTGATTCTTGCTAAGGATGACTGAGAGCTAGTAGTTGCTCCTGTACTTATGCCCATAGCTTCTGCAAGAGACATACCTTCTACTTTAAGTGCTACTTCTGTATTCATATTGATATTCCTTTCATATGAAATTATTTATTAAGAGACTAAGTTATACCCTTATACGTCATGCGTGTCAAGCCAATTCGGTCCTATTTTTGCTTCTAATAATAAAGGTACATTCATCTTTACTTTATAGTAATCATAAATTATTTGGTGTAGGTCCATGTTCATAGTATTAATAATTTCTATTACCTGATCTTTTTCATAAGGATGTATGTCTATAACCATTGAATCGTGCACACTATTAACTAGTGTAGATCTCATTGGCATCAACCTATTCTCTAACTCAACCAGTACTACAGGTACAATATCTCCTGTGGCAAAGCCTTGTACTGGATAGTTTTTTATCATAGTAAAGTTTGTTGGTAAACCATTAGCTCTCCTTTCTGTGTTAGGAAAGGCATAC